CGAATATCTCGCTGCCTTCTTATCGCATGACATTCATTCATCCTGAGGAAATCGTCCCTGGCAGCTTGCAGGTATTGTATTCACCCGCAGTAGATACTAGTGGAATCAGTAAGCCGTTTTCAGGATGGCTTACATATGCTGGTGGCGGTGGTGGTGCAAGGCCTACGACTGGGATGATATACCCGAGGCGTGAATGTTAAAACCTTTTCAAGAAGTCCTCAGTGAGTCCTTATATCTCTGGGCATACTAGACTAGCATCATCGTACCGCATGGCCTCTACTCTAAAGACAGACGGAAATTGGGTTGCGGGTGATGACCTGAGAATTATCGAGGCATTAAAGGTACCTTTTGGTGACTATTCGTTAACATGTATCGGTAACTGTGGTAATCAGCTGGAAGAAATGAGCCCTCAGGCAGTATTAAATGTCAGAGCACAGCTGGATGCTTATGAAGCTGCTAAAACAGCCGAGTCAACACAAAATTTATCAGATACCGAAGGTAAAACACTGGTAAAAGCAGATGTATTGGAATGGGAACCTGATGCCGCAGGTCAAGTGTCTGGTGCTACTAAGGAGATGACACGTGCTCAAGAAGAAATCGCTCAGTATTTTGCTTTTTGTTCCTGCGCGGCAAGCTTAATGGGTAATAAAAATTACGGATCAACACTTTTAATTCGTTCCTGATGGCTTATTATGGTAGACTGTGTTCGTATTGCACGGTTTCTACCATGTCACATCATCCCGAAAACTCGCCTGAAGTTAATAATCTTATAGCGGAAATTGGCCGATCGGAAGTTGTACAGATGTGGTGCAAGGGTTGTCAGGATTTTAGACCCGTCAATGCGGCCTATGCCCGTATCATCAAGACGGGAGAGATTGAATCTTGTGCGTGTTGCCGGAAGTAAGCCCAGACTTGTGATAGACTATGTCCTTACTTACGGTGCCGTAAATGACCAGACAGCCCTCTCTCGAGCGTGGTTGCCAGGGTAAAGCAAACCTTGGTAATAAAAACTACAAAAAATCAGCTGAAAAGTTTTCTTGGAAACATGGAAAGGCTTTTTCTGTTTATCGATGTCCCTATTGTTGGGGAACACACTTGACAACCAAGCCCGTTTCTGACCTCGATGGTTATGCAACTGTTCTTTACACTGTAACAAAATGAACGACGAATACCAACTCGGCTTTCAAATTGACATGACCGATGAAGAGGTCCGTACACTGCTCTATGCAGTCCAGGAAGCCCTCCGAGTATGGCCTGGGTACCCTGCACGTCCTGTAGAAGAACAAGAGTCTCTACAGGGTCTTAGGGACACCTTATTTGCGATGACGCTTGAAATTAACCTGGACCTTTGATAGCTGGTGCAAAACGCTCGTCGCTGCTCTGCTTTGTAACCGTTTTAAGTCCCATATGGCAGCTTCATCTTAGGAAATTGTAATCCTTTGAAGACTTTCCTTACTACTCTATTCGGTTACGATTAGAGAATCTGCTCCCTTAAGACCTCTCTGGATTCCAGAGGGGTTTTGTTCTAGCTTGAGGCGCAGCCGAAAAGCGACCCCACTCTGTGGGGAAGCTGGGGCGACTGGAAGACTACAGAAAAGACTGAGTCATGGCAGCTTCTAATTCACCGCTACTGCCTTATGAGAATGCTCGTATCCTGGTGCCAAACCAGGGAGCTGTTTCCTTGGTTGATGGTAGGTGGGTTGAAGCTGCTGGGGACAGCTATCTGGTGAAATGCTTTCTGTCTAGGCAACAATATTCAGGTGTCTCTTCAGGCTCTAAACTTGTCCCTATTCCTTCTCAACTGGACGGCAGGATGCTGCCTGGGGCTTCTGGTGACTCTTTCTTCTATCGCGGTTATGCTTTGGATTGGGTCCAAGTACCTTCTTTGTGGGACCTTGAGACCTCTGACGAGTCTGCGCTGGTATGGGAGCAGGTTCTAACACAGTACACGTGGCTCTCTACGGCCACCAGGTGCCAGTTCAGGTTCGGAGATGACCCAATCATGCCTGATAGCAAAATTGAGCGATCTAGTGGCGTTTTTGGAGGCCAGGGAATTGATGATATTATCTACTCTGAAATTGGCGGAGTCCAGATTCAGTTAACTGGCGGTGAAGTTCAGTCGTAATCATGCGTAAGCCTAAAGTTCAAACAAAAATAAAATCAACTGGTTTTGCTGCGGCAGCTCTTGGGCAGGCGCCGCGTCCATCTTTGCCTACCGTAGGCGTAGATCTTCCAGTATTAGTACTCCCTCCTCCTATGATTTTTATTAGAGCGAGTATAGCAACTAATGTGAATCTTTCAAGAGTTATTGAAGCCGAGGTGAAGGCAGTCGGAACGCAAGAGATCGAAAAAATCATGAATACGATGGCAGCTAATCTTAAGGCTGCATTAAAAGTAGCGATCCAGTCTTCAGTCTGGGCATGGTCTTCTGGAGGGGCTAGAGATATTTACGACAAAGGCAGGCTAGCAAACTCAGGTGACGTAAGGGTTGAAGGATTATCTTTGGCTGTGACTTACGGAGCTCCATATGCCAGCCTAGTTCATGATGGAGGATACATTCTCCCTTATGGAAATTCAAATGCCAGGCCCGTTTACCTGCCAGGCAGGCCTTGGGTTGCCTCAACAATTTACGGAGGCGGTCCCGTTCCAAGATTTAATTTTAGGGATGAAATCAGGAAGCTGGTGTGATTGGCATACTATGTCGATTTTTAAAAGCTTATGGCAAAACTTCCTTTTGTAGTAGAACCTCGCCGAAAGCCTGAAATTGTCACCATTGGAACAGAGGATTCGGGAACGATCGAAATTGTTCGCAAAGGGTATTTAACTGCAGGCGAAAAAGCGTTTATGCAGTCCCAATCGTCCAATGACACGGTTTTGAGAAGCTTGCTATCGCTGGCAAGGGAAGTTGCTAAAGAGCTAGGGATCGACACTCAAGAAGCCTATAACTTGATCAATAAAGCACTTCAGAATGAAAATGGTAAAGAAGCTGCCAAGATTTGGGAAAAGTTTAGCGAAGAGTTGTCTTTGATCTTCTCGAGTATGATTCAACAAGAGTCAATGAATCGTATCATGAAATGTTACTGCCTTTTGCTTTATCGTATTGACGGCGATATTGAGGCGAAAGAGGTTAACGACTTACACGAAGACCTTGTTGCAGGACTGGTAGACTTGTATGATAGAGAAGAATCTAAGAGCAATGAGCGTTTGATTCGTGAGCTGGGCCTTGAAGAGGAAGAAGAAGTAGTAACCGTTGGAATCGAAGCTGCTGAAAAAAAGTAGGCAGCGATGAGTCTGGCATCGCTCAAATCACTGATATCTTCTGGGAGTTAAAAACTTTTTTCCCGGGAGATTCCGAATTTCAGATTGAGAACTTTTACGATTTGCCGTCCGAATATGTTTACATCGCTTATAGAAAAGTTCAAGAGCTTAAGGTTGCCAAGCTGAATAACTACGAAAAGCCAATTGCTGCATTGACTTGTTTGACGGCTAATTTGAACAGAGATAAGAAGACAAAACCCTACATTCCTGAAGATTTTTACGTTTACAAAAAGCCGGGAGACGGAAATGGTCCTGGCTTGCGATATTCTTCGAGCTATATGCACCTTATCGAAAGCAGACAGCTGCCTTCCTGGGCTTTGTTTTGCTATAAAGACGTTGCGTCAAACAGTGGCGGGGTTGCTCCTCCTGTTCCTGCCCTGTTCTCTGAAAACGCTATCTTGCTAGCCCCCTCGAGGACTCAGGACGGCTACCAAGGCATGCTTATAGCCAGAGAGGAGGCAAAAGGCGTTCAACGCTTTACAAGCCCTTGTGGAATAGACGTAGAGCTTGTCGTTGAAGATATGCCCACAAAGGTTGTCGCCGTTGAGGGCATAGAGCTCAGGCAGCTTCGCTAAGAATACTGTTGAACCAGACAGCAGTCTCTTCGTCGGAATCAAAAACTGGAACTTCTCCTGTGCGAAGCCACTCGCGGATTCGCCATTCAGCGACTATACTGTAAAACGGCTGAAGCCGAAACCAGGCAACCCATTCAAGGCTTGCTTTCTTTTGATTACAACTTCGGCAGGCCGGAATTGCGTTGCTGGTACGATCTTGACCGCCACGGCTTTTAGCTCGGACGTGATCGATCGTAAGAGAGTTGTTCGTGATTGGCGTGGCGCCACAATAAGCGCATCGATTATTCCAAGCTTCCTTTATCGCTGCTCTCCAAAGCCTTTTGGCATCCGCGCTGTTTAAAGTAGTCATGTCAAAAACGTAGTCAGATGGACGCTCGTAGAGCGGTACTTTTGCTACGCTGCTCATCGGATGATGATTACAACGCTAATGAAACGATCCGAAGGTTTTAGCATCATGGAGTCACTTGCGTTGTTGGCTTAGTCTACCTGAAAGGCATACTAGACTGCGCCGAAAGCTTGTCGTGGTTCAGTCTTTTCCTACAACTCCAAAAGTGATCTATGACACGCTCGTGGCAGACGCTGAGTTCATGTCACATCTTGGCCAGTATCGGTTCAAGGCTGGTCAGACGGCTCCTGCTATTAGTATTGTTACTCCTGGGCGCGAGCTTCCTTCTGTTAATACCGTGACTGGTATCGAGGTGATTATTCACGATGTCGCCAACTTGGAAAGAAAAAACTACCTGACTGGCGATGCTGACATCGACGCAACCTGGACAATGTTTCTTATTTGCTGGGAGCCTGCCACGGGTGACGACATGACGCAAGCTACCATGCAAGCTCTGAAAAGATTTTCTGGATCCAAGTCATACGAGACTGTTGCCGTTGCAGATGGCATCGGGGCTATGGTCCAAACAGCCGTCGAGATACCCTCTGACATGCCCATCTTAACAAGCTAATTTAACGCCTTAGGCAGTATATCTATAGGTGGGGGCAAGCCCGCCAAACCTTGTCCTTTGTCCTAGTTCTACCTGACTAGCAAAACTTAATGGCTAATTACAACGCCGCATTTGGCTACGATTTTTACATCGTTCCTCTCGAGTCTTCTTTTGTTGACGTTTCTTACAGTGGCATTACTGCCGGAGACGCTCCTTCTACTGGTTTTATTGATACAAGTTCTTTGATCACCGCCAGTGGGCAAAACATTGTGTACTCGCCTGGCACTTCCTCTACAGCTCCTAAGTTCACTGTGGGCGGTGTCGATTATCTCCTTGACGGCGCTGCGGAGCCTATTCGTCTGGCTGGCTTGACCGCTGCCTCTTACGAAAGCGACACCAGCTCTGAAGACATCTACACCTATGATGACGAGACCAAGGGTTTCAACCAGGCTCAGGCTACCACGAAAGCTTTCTCGATCTCTCTTGCTGGCGTTGCTGACTTCGGTGATAGCGGTTACAAGTTCTTGCGGTTGGCTGAGACAAATACTGTTGCGGACAACCTAAAGGTGAAGTTCCTGCGTGTCGGCCCTACTGGCATTACTGAAACAATCTACGGCTACGGCACCCTGCAGGGTTATAACGAGTCCAACGAAGTCGCTTCTATCGTCTCCTGGGAATGCACCCTGGCTGGCTATGGTCGCCCCGAGCTTGAGCTTGCTTAGCTGACAGGAGGAATCGCAACCGTCGATACTCTTACCACTCAAACTGCTTTTACGGCAGACGAAACAGAAGCCGCCGCTACTATTTCAGGCGGCTCTGGTGTGGGGGTTACGGCAACTGTCGACACCGACGTCTTCGGAGACGTCACTGCAGTCAACATCACCTCTGGTGGCGATGGCTATGCAGTTGGAGAAACCATCACTATTACAGAAGTTGCTGGAACTCCTGGTGTTGCTACTGCAAGTATTGCAACCATTTCATAAGACCTATAACCGTGATTCTTATAGGCAGACACGCGAGGCCCCGAAAGGGGTCTTTTTTATGGAAAACTATGCCAGCACATTCTGTAAGCAATGAGTCAGCGTCTAGGTGGTAGCAGTAGTGCTGAAGTAACTGTTCGGTTAACACCTGACGTTTCAGAAGTGGATGGTGGCGTAGATTACGTTGAACGAAAAATAAAAGAAATGACAAGAGTTGCCAACAGAGGCAACGAGCAGATGTTCCGACAGCTGAATGGGGAGCTGTCAAATTTCTTAGGGAAAAGTGCAAAAGATTCAAGAGTAAAAATAGAAATGGTTCCAGAATGGGACTGGGGAAAAAGTGGTTTCAAGGAAATCCAAGGCTTCAGAAAACAACTTAGCAGTGAAACCTTACAAGCTTTAACTAAAGAGCAACGCTATCATAAAAGCAGCCTAACATCTCTTAGACAGCAAGTCAATACAGCAAGGCAAAAACGCGATGCTATAGTACGGACTGTTAATCAAACCAAACTCCTAGGGATGACAATTCGCACCATTGTCAATCCGGCATGGCAGGCTGCTCAAGCAGAAGTTGACGAGCTAAGTCGAAAGATTGATGTGGCCGAAGGAAAGCCAGCAGGGAGCAAAGCCATAAGCATGCTCAACAAGTTCAACCAAGTGGCTATGGGCGTCGCCACTGCCGTGCAAGCAGTCCAGACCTTGAACTCTGTTTTGGGGCAGCTCGCGAAAAGGCAGAAAGAAATTCAAGCCTTTAAGCTTACTTTTGAAAACATTGGAGTATCTGCCGAAGGACAAGACGCTATTCTAAAATCTGCTATTGCGACTTCTCTAACATATGGCCAAACTCTAGGTAAAATCGAAACAGCATGGAAAAGGCTTGGTCCTGCTATTCAGGCAGCTGGGGGCAGTCTGAGCGACACTCAAACTGCTATTGAAAGTATTTCAGCTCGCACTACGATGCTTGGCCTGAGTACAGAGCAAACTGGTCGATACATCGAAGCTTTTGCTCAGGTTATGGGTAAGGGGCGACTTCAGTCAGAAGAACTTAATCAGCAGTTTGCTGAACTTGACGGTGCATTGCGCGGTCAATTAGAGTCATATTTTAAAGCAACAAAGGGTATTACTGATTTTGACGCGGCGTTAAGAAGTGGCGAAATTACCAGTAAAATGTTCTTAGAGGGCATGAATGCTATCAGTGAAGTCGCTAGAGAAAACATCGCCACGGACTTTGACAAGATTACATCTTCTATCGAAAATATCGGAAGGGTCGGAGGGCCTACTCTTCAGCAGGTACAAAACCAGTTAATGACCTTATCGACTGTTGGACTTACAAAAGTTGGAGAAACTCTTGCTCCACTTGGTAGGTCTCTCCTTCGAGTACAGTCAACCTTTGTTCAAATGTTTACATACATTGCTACCGAAGCGGAGGGCACGGCTGTTTTATTCAAAGGAATGGCAGCGGCAATAGGCTGGGCCATTGAAGTGCCATTGAAAATGCTTATGCTGCTTTTTCATGGAATAATGCAAGTTGTCAATGTGATCGGTGTTCTGGTTAAGGCAATTGACGACGCGACTGGGATTTTTAGTGCAATAGGCTCGGCTTTCCAATGGCTTAACGACGAGATTGACAAATATATCGACGAAACGTTTGAACTGTCTGAAGCTACTACTGGATCCACGGACGCCGTTCGAAAATACGAAGAGGCGCAAAACGACTTGAAGAGGCAGATGCAAGCGGGGGCAATTACCCTGAAAGAGTATAATGATTTACTCAAAGAACAACAGCTAATCCAATCACGAGATCAGTCGATAGATCAATATGAGTCAACAAAAGAGGTGCTTATGGGAATGATAGAGGCTAGAAAAGCTGAACTACAATTAGAAAAAGATGCTGCTCAGTCGAGAATTGGGAAGATCAAAGAAGTTGAAGCGGTTAGCAAAGCAGCTCATGAATCTCAGATAGCTGAAATCAAAAAAGAAGCGAGTGAAGCTGAAGCAGCAATTGATAAAAAGATCAAGGAAACAAAAGAATATTACGGAATGCAAAAAGAGCAATTAAACGAGCATAAAAGTAATGTCAAAGACCAGGCAAGCGAAGAAAAACTTGCTATTGGTGAAAAGAAAAAAGCAGTGCAAGAGTACTATGATACCATTAGAGAGCGAGAAGAAGCGCGTTTTCAACAGGTAATGGATCGAATCGAAGAAGAAAAAAGAGCTATCCGAGATAAGTATTCAAGCGAAATATCAAGATTGGACAGCGGCCCACAGGCTCAAAAGCTTAGTTTAATGGAGATTGCAAAACTTAGGAAAGAAGCCTCTCAAGCGGAGACGGCTTATGACCGACAAAAGGCTCGGGCTCAGATCGAACAGATTCAAAACGCAAAAAGAAAGGCTAAACTAGAAAAACAGCAGGCCGAAGAATTAAAACGTTTAGAAGAGGAAAAGGCTGCAGAAGAAAAACGCAACGCTGAAGAAAAGGCACGATTAGATAAAGAAGAAAAGAAAAGACTCACAGAATTAGATGCACAAAAGAAAAAAGTACAAGAAGAAATGCTAGCGGCTTTAAAATCTATAGCCGCTAGCCAGAAAGAGAATGCCTCGGAAGAGAAAAAGGCTTTAACAGAATTGGACACTCAAAAAACCAAGATCAACGAAAAAGAACAAGAACAAATAGGAGTTTTAAAGAGAAAGCGAGAGGAAGCTCATTCTAGACACATGAGCGAAATAAAAGAGGTCGAAGATAAGCTCGGTGATCAGGAAAAGAAATTCGAGGACATTGAGAGGGCCGCCAATAAACTGCCCGAGGCCCAAAACTTGTTTGCAGAAGCTGCTGACAGAGTGACAAACGGTGCTCTTCAGGCTCAATTGACGAAGGTTAACAACATCGCTTCAGCGGCAAGAAATGCGGCCATAGAACTCGGGAATCTGGAAAAGGCAAAGGAAGGCGCCGGCGCGGGTAATACTGGAGGCGGTACGCCAATCGGACCACCAGCGCCAGCCCAGCGATATGCTGGAGGAGACGTAAGCGGTGGTCATCGTTATACCGTCAACGAGCTTGGCCAAGAAGGTTTCCTGTCTAGCTCAGGACAGCTAAGCTCGATCAAAGCTCCGGCCTGGGGCACTTGGAAAGCTCCTAGCAGTGGTACCGTTATTCCTGCTCATGTTTGGGGCCAGCTGGCAGCTTCCTCTCAACCCAACGTAGGCGTATCACCTAAAGGTCTTAATGGTATTTCTGGAGGAGCTGGGAGCAGTCAGGTCGTCGAGGCTATCAGAGGGCTTAATGGGGCAAGCAATATCAGTAACAGTGTTACCATTCAGTCCGCCAACCCGACGCAAACGGCTAATAACATGCTGGTTCAGCTTCAAAAGATTCGTTCCGCACGCATCAGAAGAAGATAGGAATCCTTTCGAAAGTCAAGAGTCCGCAATGTTTAATTTTGGCAGCGCAGAGGATACAGCCAGCCTTTACTGGAGCGAAAGCCTGAATATCCAAGGCCCAGCTCTTCCTGATGCTCATTTCGAGGAAATGGAGGAGCAGGACCTGGTTCACGCTTTTGCCTACCTATACATAGCTCTTCGAGAGGCCTACAGAAGCGGCGCCGCTGACGAGGTCATAGAATTGCTCACAGAGCCCTACGACGAGGTTTTTGAATTCCTATGTATCGTTAGGCCAGAATTTGTGGAAGCCGTCCTCGGGGGGCGGCATCAGTACCTACCAGGATGGTTTCCAGACGTAATTAAAAAATACCAAGGAATCGCTAAAGCTCATTTGGCAAACTAACGCCAGCTAGACTCCTTGTAATGTCGCGAATTGGCATATCCTACACACCGTCTTCTGGAACGCCAGTTTACAACTTTGTTTTAGATAACTTTGGCGGGGATGAGATTCCAAGAACTTACCAGCAGAGTGCAGAATTTAGCCAGTCAGCTAACGGAGCCTCTATTCTTTCTGGTCCAGCTTTTAGGCAAAAATATCAATGGGCGATTTCTACTGTCATGCCTAAGAGTGATGCAGAAGAGTTTGATGCAATGTTTCGAGCATGGGACCTAGACAGGGCTGCTGGAAAGGCTGCCGCCTGTGGCGTCACAGATGAGACCTTTGGGTCTACTGTAACGACAAGCGCTGTGTTTGCGACAATGCCTTCAGCAACAAGATATGGGCCTCGAATGTACCTGGTTTCGTTTGGTTTAACAGAGGTTTGAAATGGCTTACTTAAGTAATAACGCACGAGTTCATTCCGTAACGGTTGCGGGTACTGACTATACTTCAAATTTAGTATCATGGACTGCCTCTGACGAAAGCGCAAACAAGAATGGTTGTCTGATAACTACAGGAACCCTTGTGCTGGCGACAAAACCTGGGGGGTTTTTGATTGAGGATTATGACAGAAACAACTTCAGAAGAGGTGATCAGGTCATACTTAAGATGACCTCGTCGAGCGGCTCCGTACTCAGGCATCCGCGAGGGCTTCTTTATGTTGTTTCAACTTCCTACGACGCAGAATCAGAAGAGCTTGCTATTGAGCTTACCTGCCGCCTGGGTTTAATGAGCTTAACAGATTCTTATGATGAGCTCTTAGGGATGGTGCCGATTCAGACAGATACAGCTCAAAGCACCTTCGAGAACTGTTGCTCTACTTTTGCCTCCACTGGGTCGTATGTGTATCAGACCAATACTGGTTCGCTGTCGACAGGCAAGTTTTTTGATGGTGATGGCTACTCTGGTATTGCCGCTGGTCAGTGGGTTTCTGTCCTTGGTGTGACCACTAATAGTGTATCTGCCTTGGCTGGTTCTGGGGCTATTCCCGATGAGATCGTCCTGTCCTACCAAGTACCTGTAGACGATATTGCTTCGGATAACAAGGGTCGAATCGATACTGTCGAAACCGAATCCTATTACTTTTTCAGCTATCCAGCAGTTAATTACGTTAGGATCAATAGTGACGCGACTGAGGAAAATCCTAACGGAACTCTTGAAAACATTACCGAGATTGTAACGACGGAAGCTCCAGCCGCATCTTCAGGTTCTTGCGGTAATGCGCCACCTCCTCCTAAAGGAGATGTTGGTGGTCCTGTCGGCGGTGAGAATGGTGGTGGTAACGGAAACTCCTGCAATCAAGGGTATTCCCTTGTGCAATCTCCTATATTTGTCCCAGCCGTAAGAAGGACTAGCCAGAAGAGTGTTTACGACGGGCCTGGCGGGCAGTTGTCCACTGTGGAAAGCCGTGTCTATGGGCCAAGAATTGAAGCCAATGGTCAGTACTTTTCTGATGATTTTGCATACTGCAGGCAAACGTGGGGCGATCAGTGCAACCCGAATGGAGACTGCCCAAGAAATGGTCTTGATGAAATCGAGCTTGGAAAGAGTGTAACCCTCTATACTTATGGAACAGCGAATGAACTCATACAAACCGTTACGGATAATTTTTCTACGGTGCTTAGTGCTGCTAAACCTAGTGACTGGAGGGCAGGAAACAACAACGGTCGAATCCAAGACTTTAACAGCTCCTTGTTGAGCAATAGTTCGCTGTACCTGGAGTCAAGGACTCTTACGCAGTATGCGATCGAAGACAATGTAAACGTTCAAACAACTACTCAGTTCCAAAGTGTTACTAGTCGTGGTGTTGGTATTTCAGGAGGTCAAAGCATTGACGCATTAAGCGGCATTGAAACAAAAAGTATTAGAAGGTCTGCAACTAATACTACTCTTGATATAGCTCCAGATATTATAAACTCTTCCACGACAACAACAGAGACAAAGCAAGATACGATTTTGCTTTTTGCGGGAAGGTATAAGACCCCGCCAGTAGAGGCTGGTCCTTACGTCTTAGAAGAGCAAATCCCCATGCCTTTGCTTCTCGACAACCAATCAGATATTAACTCAGTTGTTTCTAACTATTCAAACTACCTCGAAAGATTTGTGAAGGGCGATGCCTTTGGCTTGCAGGTTGGAGAAGGGATGAGAGACGAAGTGCTAAATGGATGGTATCCAGGAATGCCCTTCAGATATTACGACCCCTCAAAAGTACGAGTCATTGCTATGAGGATGGACGCGACTGCGTGGGGAGTAAGCACAGAAGAATCCGCCTTTGTTACCAATGGTATTTGGATTGGCTTTTCTAATGGTGCTGTTACTATTCCTTCCAACATTGTGGGTAATTCAACTCCCGATATGACCGCGAAGTCAAGTGGAGTTAATCCTGGCATAGGCGGAAGCGATGTTGCTAACCCTCTTCCACCAGCACCAGAGGTGCCACCTTCTGTCGAAGACGAGACTAGCGTTGACTCTGGAGCCTTTGCCTGGAATGTTGACGTAAGAATCTATATGGAAAGCGTTGCTGTCACGTATGGCCCTGACGGTGTCATGGGACCTGCTCCCGAGGAAGAGGTGCTGTATCCTTATTTCACTACGGCTTGCTATGTAAGCGGAAGTGTCGTAGGACCAGGACAGATTCTTGCGGCAAACGTCGACGGCAGTATTCCTATTGAATTACTCGGTCAGCTCATCGTCGGGGACGCCACGGTTGTTAATCTTGACCTGTTTGCTCCCGAGACTCCTTAGGTAGACTAGAGGCGATTCGGAGTCAATATCATGGCCCTAGCGGCAAAAATCTCAGCTACCGAGCTTACTGATCAAGTATCGGATCGCTTTGTTGATAAGTATCTGGAAGCGCGATTAATCAATGCTCCTGGCACTGCTTACATCCCTGGAGACACGGTTGATACGGTTTTTCTTGGCTTTGAGGTTCCTATCGGGCAAGGTGGCTACCGCAGGCAATCGATCAGCTTTGCGGCGGCGGATGTTTTAAACTATACGGATGATGGCGTTGCTCTGAACACAAGAGCCACGGTGTTTGCTCAAGACGGCAGCGCAACGTCTATTAACTTTTCTCACGTCGCTCTTTGCTGGAGTGCTGGCAACGTCATGACTCTAAGCAATACGACACTTCCAACAGCTGGAAGCAGTAATGATGGTACCTACACGAATATTCCTATCGACTCGACCTCTGGTTCAGGAAACTCTTTAGTTGTTGATATCGAGGTCTCGAGTTCTGGATCGACTTGGACTCCAACCATTGTTAGCGCTGGAAATGAATACACGGATTCTGATACTTTAACAATTTTGGAGGGAACCCTTGCGGGCCTGGGAATTGTTTCCGCTGGTGCCGGTGATTTCGTCATGACTGTCGACACGGTTTCTGCTAATCCTGATGCGGGTAACATCCTTTCCGTAGCGCAAACGACTTCAGCTGTGAACCTTAACGGTGGCAATGAAGCTGTTTTCTACTGGAATATTAAACAGTTCGGGTTCTATAGCATTGCAGCTTAATATGTTACTTAACTCTTTGATAGAAATCAGCTTGGCTAATCGCCTTAACGAGCTCGAGCGCTTAACCAAGGGTCAGTCTATTTCTGGTGACTTTGAAGGTAGTGTCACTGGTTACTGGGTAAAACTGGGGTCCAGAGGAGAGGGAATTGTAAGCTACAATAATAAGAACTATGTAACCAAGCCTATTGGCTTTATTTCTATTCCAAGAGGAACTGAAATAGAATTAAGTTTTGCTAACGGTATCTACTACAGTAAATTCTAACCATGACTATTAACAGGACCTCTCTCAGCTCTCAGTCAATTCAAACGAATACTAATACGGTAATTGAGGTTATCTACAATGCACCTCAACTGAATGACCCTTTTGACCCTCCTCAAGTTCCAGGGAAGTTAATCGGGTACTATAACGGATCTATCGATATGGTACAGCTTTATGTCGTGACTCCTGACGGCCTTTTTCTTAACAAGATCTAATGGCAATTAATAAGCCTATTATTGCCGCTCAGGCCACTCAGTCTAGAGAGCGAGTCAAGACCGTCGTCTTCAAGGTTAGCGGTACGGCACCTCCAGAAATAAGGCGCTATGTCCCTGAAGGGTCATCAATCGTTCAGGGTGAAACCCAGCTCCCAGAAAGAGAGGGCCAGGTAATTCTTTATCAGGTAAATGTAGGTGGTGAAATTATCTTTTACGTTGTCGTGAATATCGAAGGCGTTTTGGTCTGGAAAAAAGCGATCATTGGTATTGAATTTTTTGACTATAGGACTGGGCAGAAGTGGGATCCACTCGCTAATGCTTACAGCTACTTGGTACCCTATGAGCCATAGAACTGTATTGTGACATGACTGATTGGGTTAGCCAAAGGCATGACGAGGCGTTTCGCTTCATGGCCACTGGTCAGCTCACTGGTAGCATGGCTCCCATGAATGGAAGCTCTGGAATACAGTCAAACGTCACTAGCTCAACAGTTGCGAGTAGTGGCGGCAGTCCAACAGCTTCAATCAGCCTGGCTAGTTCTGCAGAGTGTACGGACAGCAGTGATTGTGCGTCTGGGTGGCGCTGCTCTGGAGGAAAATGCAATCCTCCCAGAAACGCTGCAAGTGGTGGCCTTGGGTCGAATAACGATCAAGGTTGTGGTGGTTCTCCGACCTTCCCCGTTTCCTCTCCAGGCGGCGCCGACCGTCCTGCTAGCGGTGGTGGAAGCTCCGGTGGAGGTTCCAGTGGAGGTTCCGGTGGAGGCGGTGGTGGTTGCGGCGCTGGGACGAGCTCTGGCGGCAGTAGCAGTAGTACCGCCAGCAGCGGCTTTCTCAACCTTGGGGGTGGATCTTCTTCTCCTGGGTCCTTTGGTCA